AGCAGTAGCAGCTACCATGGCTACTATAAACACTTACCAAGCTGTATCTAACGCTCTTAAAACAGGTGTAGCTCCATTTAAGTATATAGATGCAGGTATTACAGCAGCACAAGGATTTATGCAGGTTAAAAACATCTTGAAAACAAAAGGTCCTAAGACATCAGGAGATACAGGTGGAGCAGCCGCAGCAGCAACAGTTCAGCCACCTTCTTTCAATATAGTAGGAGGAAGTGGCGTTAATCAGTTAGCAGATGTTATTGCAGGACAAGAAGACAAACCTTTAAGGACATACGTAGTAGCTTCAGATGTATCTACCGCACAAGAATTAGATAGAAATATAATAGAATCAGCAAGTTTATAATTTAAAATAAAATAATATGAGAGTAATTGAATTAATCATTGATGAAGAGCAGGAGTTCTCAGGTATAGAGGCTATCTCGATAGTAGACAAACCTGCGATACAAGAAGATTTCATAGCATTGTCCAAACAAGACAAGGTACAACTTGCTGATGTAGATACAGACAAGAGAATCCTTATGGGTGCTGCTTTGATTCCTAATAAGAATATCTATCGTCAAGATAGCGAGGAGGAAGAAGGATATTATATCTACTTCTCAGAGGCGACAGTCAAAAAGGCTTCTGAATTATTCTTAATCGAAGGAAACCAAAACAAATCTACCTTAGAGCATCAAGCAGAGCTAAGTGGATTGTCAGTAGTTGAGTCTTGGATAGTAGAAGATGAAGTCCACGACAAGTCACGTAAATACGGCTTAGAGATGCCTGTTGGAACGTGGATGGTATCTATGAAGGTAAACAATGAATCTGTTTGGCAAGACTACGTAAAAACAGGTGCGGTAAAAGGGTTTAGCATCGAAGGATACTTCTCTGAGGCAATCAGTTTAAGCGTTTCTGAGGAGGTTGAATTGAAAAGCTTTAGTGATTATCCTGATAGCGTAAAGAACAACGCTAAGAGAGCCTTAAAATGGGCCGAAGAGAATGGTTGGGGTTCTTGTGGAACAGGAGTTGGTAAACAACGTGCCAATCAATTAGCGAATGGAGAACCAATTAGTATGTCGACTATAAAACGTATGTATTCCTACCTAAGCAGACACGCACCTGATTTAGATTCAAGTAAGTCTTACGAGGATGGCTGTGGTAAACTTATGTACGATGCTTGGGGTGGTAAGTCAGCTTTGAGCTGGGCAAAAACAAGAATCTCAAGAGAAGAGAACATGTCAGACCTAACTGAAGAGGAGGCACAATTTGTATTGTCTAAATTAGAAACTATTATTGCAAATAAGTTAAACGAATTAAAATCCTAACTATGAATCAGAACAAGAACAGAAGAGATAAGAACTTTATACCAAGCGATGCTTCTCCAAGAAGTGGTAGAGAGGGATGCCTATGTAAAAATGGCAAAACCTATTCAAGAAAGTGTTGTGATGGTTCTGTTGGAGCGCAAGGTATCGGAAAGATATAGTTGAAAATCTAACACTAAACAAAATCAATATTACTTATTTATAAATCTAATAATTATTACTTATGGAAAGCAAAAAAGCAACATCTGTCCTTTCTGACATCATGCAAAAGCTATCCTCTATCGGTAAACCTGAAGAAGTAAAAGAAGAGGTAGTTGAACTATCTGAAGAAGTTACTGAAACAGAAGTTAAAGAAGAAGAAGTTGTCGAGGCAGCATCAACTGAAGTAACAGAAGAAGAGGTTGTCTTAGCTGAAGAAGATGAGGTAGCAGAAGAAATTGTAGAAGAAGAAGTAGTAGAAGAAGTCGAAGAAGAAGAGCTTGACGAAGAGAAGTATGTTTCAAGAGAAGAGTTTGAAAATGCTATCGCTGACATCAAAGCAATGTTCATCGAAGTTTCTAACAGCTACGAAAAAGAGAAATTAGAAATGTCTGCTCAAATCGAAGACTTATCTAAAGCACCTGCATCAGAGCCTTTATCTCATAGCCCTGAAGCTGAATTATCAACTGAGAAAAAAGTATTGTTTAGTCAGAAAAGAAAAGGCAGTACTATGGATAGAGTTCTATCTAAAATGAATCGTAAATAATAAATTAACTTAAACTAAATATTTTAAAAATGGCTACAACAACATCAATCACTACTACTTATGCTGGAGAGTTTGCAGGAGATTATATCTCAGCAGCTCTTTTGAGTGGAGTAACAATCGACAACGGTGGAATCACTGTTAAACCTAATGTAAAATTCAAAGAAGTAATCAAGAAAGTTGCTACTGACGGAATCGTAAAAGACGGTACTTGCGACTTTGCTGACACTTCTACAATCACTTTGACTGAAAGAATCATCGAGCCAAAGACTTTCCAAGTAAACCTTGAATTGTGTAAGGCTGATTTCAGAAGCGACTGGGATGCTATCCAAATGGGATACTCTGCATTCGATAACCTTCCTGCTTCTTTCGCAGATTTCTTAATCTCTCACGCACAAGAAAAAGTAGCTCAAAAAATCGAGCAAAACATCTGGGGTGGTGCTGACGCAAACGAAGGAGAATTTGACGGAATCGTTGCTTTGGCAACTGCTGATTCTGACGTAATCGACGTAGTTGGAACAACTGTAACTGCTGCAAACGTAATTGACGAACTTGGAAAAGTAGTTGATGCTATCCCTGCTGCATTGTACGGAGCTGAAGACTTGAACTTGTACGTTGCTCAAAACGTTTACCGTGCTTACGTTCGTGCTTTGGGTGGCTTTGCTGCTGCTGGAGTAGGTGCTAACGGTGTCGGAGGACAAGGAACTAACCAAGCTCTTGGAAACGTAATGTTTGACGGAGTAAATGTATTCGTTGCAAACGGATTGGCAAACAACTACATCGTAGCTGCTGAGAAGTCTAACTTGTTCTTTGGAACAGGATTGTTGAACGATACTAACGAAGTTAAAGTATTGGATATGGCAGATTTAGACGGAAGTCAAAATGTTCGTGTAATTCTCCGTTTTTCCGCTACTGTGCAGTACGGAATCGGTTCTGACATCGTACTTTACACACCTGCATAATTAACTGAATAACTAATTTACTAAAGGGGTGGGTTGTCACTCATCCCTTTTTATTAACCTAAAAAAAATAAAATATTATGCCTTGTACATTTATAGATGATGGTAGACCATTAAATTGTAAAGACTCCGTTGGTGGATTGAAGAATGTTTACTTCATGAAATCTATAGAAAGCGAATGGACTCTTACAGAAGATGAAATCAGTACCTACACAGGTTCTGCTAGTGCTTACAAATACGAACTAAAAGGTAACTCTACCTTTGAACAAACTATCACTTCTTCAAGAGAGAACGGAACTGTTTTCTACGAACAAGTATTGAACTTGACTTTGCCTAAATTATCGGCAGTAGACAATAAAGCAATCAAACTACTTACTTGGGATAATCCTCAAGTTCTTGTAGAGGACTACAACGGAAACATCTTCTTGGTAGGATTGCAAAATGGAGCTGATGTTTCAGGAGGTACTATCGTAACAGGTGGTGCTATGGGGGATATGAGTGGATATACTCTTACTCTTACTGCTATGGAGAAGATTCCTGCTAACTTCCTTGATGACACTTTGGCTGCAGTTGGTATAACTGTTGTTGATTAATCAAATTACAGTTTAACACATCTAAAAGGGGCGACATTATGTTGCCTCTTTTTTATTGCAAACAAACCACTATTTCTATATTACTTAACTGTATGAAAATATTAACTACATCAGCAACACAGTCTATAAAGTTTATTCCAAGAGCATCAAACGCATCGGGTGTCATTTTAAGACTAACAAACAAAAACACAAGGGGTTCTTTTCTCGTTAGTGTTAGTGCCGTTAATTCAAATGGGTATATGACAATTACAGGTTCAGCTTTTGCTCTTGTCGAGAATACTAATTACTCTATGATGGTTCTTAATGATGATGGAAGTGGAGATGTTCTTTATAGAGATACAATATTCTGTACAAATCAAACAGATTTTGACAAGTTCGATGTTCACAAAGACGACTACGTAACAGAGAATACTTTTGACAACGAATTTATAGTATTATAATATATAATTATGGCAAAACACAATATAAACAAGTACAGACAACCTAAG